CCATGGCGCAGCACCTCGACCAGCGACGGCCGCTGATCTTCCGCACCTCGACCAGGTGAGCGCCCGTAGGTGAGCGCCCGTAGGTGAGCGCCCGTAGGTGAGCGACTAGGCTAAGATCGGCCGCGACTAGGTGAGCTATGCGCCCTAGTTGCTAGCTTGTGCGTTGCTAGTTGCTAGTTGCTAGTTGCTAGTTCCCTCGACCAGGTGAGCTAGTCGCGAGTAGCAAAGCTAGGTGAATGGTCGCGACCAGGAAGCAAAGCTAGGTGAATGGTAGCCTAGCTAGAATTGACGTAAGTCTAGCAGTCTCAATATGAGACAAGATACATTACTAAGTTAGTGATGATTCGCAAGTCGTTGCTATCAAACGAGTTACATTGTGGACGCGCGCGTCCACATTCAGCGACTCCCTCGCGCACGGTTAGAGCGCATCTACCACCTGTAGTCATTATGACTACAGTCCTGCCCTACAACCGGCACATCCGGCACAACCCCACCCACCCGCACAGGTGATACCATCCACCTATCTAGTGTACATGGTACACCCCACCCAGGTGGCATAGCTACTACAATCCCACCCCACCTGTATGGGTAGTGCAGGATGCAGGGGATTCTCTCGTTGTTCGTCAAGAGATTCAGATGTAGTGAATGTAATGATTATGATGTAACATATTGATACTACAATACTTACATTCATTAGAATGCACACATTCCTCACCTTCCTCACATTCCTCACAACCGAGGGGGAGGGTCAAATCGGAGCATCCGACCCAGCCGGTATAACCCCTCCAACCCCCAGCCGTTTCCTCGCGCGGCGCTCCACTCCGCGGGAGGGACCCACGCGGTACGGCGAGCGGGGACAATCACCGCAGGAACCGCGGCGAATCGGAGCTTCAATCACCGCATGAGCGGGCGGCGCGCGGCGGCCGCGGGCGAATGCGCAGCGGCGTGCGCCCAGAAGCTCGATCCGACCGGCAAGGCTCTCGATCGTGCGCGATGACGGGAGGTGGATGGTACCGCGTTTGTATCAACGGGGACCCGGTCAAGGAGAGGGGAGGGTCAAACTGGAGGGTGTCCCAAGGGGACCCACGTGTCAGGAGACGCACGAGGATGGCTCAGGATCGCTTCCGAGCGACACCCTGGTGTGGTGAGACCTATCGAGGCGTTTGAAGCGATCCTGGAGGCTCACGGGAGCTAAGTGACTTCCAAGTGACTAGGAAGTCACTTGCCGCCGCGTCCGGAGAGTTAGGTAGGTAGCGAGTTAAACCAGCCCGCATCCGTGTGAAGCGATTGAAATGAATTTTCTTCCTATACGTATTATTCATGCAAGCCTACCTACCTACCTACTTTTCAAATCAATAATATAGGGGTGTATAACACGCCTCAAGTCCTTATGTGGCAATGACTTACATAACTTTTTGACCAGTCAAAATCTCCGATTTCGGCCGAGGTGGTCAAAAATGTTCCTACCTAAAATCCCTCTGGTGGGTGGGTCGCGCCGGCAGCCTCACCACCCATCCGTGGGTGGCTAACACTAACGGGTGGTAACACCTATGGGTGGTGCGCACCTACGGCCAGTCGAACGGCTGGCCGGTCACGCCCGCGGCGTCGGCGTTCTCCAGCCGATCCATGACCTCCTCCTTGCTTGGATAGCCGCGGGCGACCATGAGCGCCGCCAGGCGGTCCTGGTCGTCGCGTTCGGTCAGGTCCCTGAACTCGACCACTTCCCTGGCTCCGTCGCGGAATAGGAACTCGACTTCACCAGGGTTCAAGATCGTGAGCTTCTTAATCATGGCTTTGGTTCTCCAAGGGATTCTACAACACGAAACTTGACTTGCAAGTTTCTTGGTACATACTTGTCTTGTCGGACCAACAAGACTTCAGGATAAAACGATGCTCTACGTCACGTATTTGCGGGTTAGCACACAGAAGCAGGGTGAATCGGGCCTGGGCGTGGACGCCCAACGCACGGCGGTGACCAAGTTCACTGCGGATGGTAGCGTGCTCGCCGAGTTCGTCGAGGTCGAGAGCGGCAAGAAGGCCGCCCGGCCGCAGCTAAAAGCCGCGTTGGCACTCTGCCGGCAGCGCGGAGCTACGCTCGTGGTCGCAAAACTCGACCGCCTCGCGCGAAACGTGCTCTTCACGGCCACGCTCATGGAAGCCGGCGTCGATTTCATCTGCTGCGACATGCCTTCAGCCACTCGGCTGACGATCCACCTGCTCGCGGCGATCGCCGAGGACGAGGCTCGACGTATCAGCGCCCGTACCAAGGCTGCTTTGTCGGAATTGAAGGCGAAGGGAGCACAACTTGGCTCCGCGCGGCCGGGCCATTGGGACGGACGAGAGCATCGACGTGGCTGGAACGGCATTCCCGCTGCTCGCAAGCTCGCAATGAAGCGAGAAAAGTTGAATCTGAGCTACGCCGAGTCACTTCCCGTGATCCGGGTGCTGAAAGAACGTGCTGCCACCTACTTGGAGATCGCTTCGGCGCTCAACGCCCAGGGCATCAAGACACCACGAGGTCACATCTTTACCGCCAGTGCCGTTTGTGAGGTCATCCAACGTCTCGAAGCCGTTGCCTAAGCAAAGAATTCGCGTTGACTACCTAGTTTCTTGGTACATACTAGATACATGAACAACAACGACGCTACCTACGACATCCCGAAAGCCAATCTTCCTGCCCTTCGTGAGCAGTTCGAGAAGATGGTCCGCAAAGCGAACCGTCTCGGCGCGGAAGTGCCGACGTTGAACATCCATGAGGAGTTCCAACAGGAGCGCGTTTCGCCGTCCGGCGTCAAGTACATGGCGACGTTCTGCAAGGTCTCGATCGTGGGAGAGGCTCCCAAGCTCGCCGGCTGGAGTCTGGTGGCTGTGATCGAACCGTTGGGCGACGAAGTGATCGTCCGCACTGTCCCGAATGAAGTCTGCCCGGAAGCGTACCGCAAGACGACCTTCCACTGCGATCACTGCTCCACGCAGCGTCGTCGCAAGGAAGTCTTCGTCCTCCGGCACGACGAAGGTACTCACAAGCAGGTGGGGCGTCAATGCCTTTCCAACTTTCTCGGCGGCCTGTCGCCGGAGCGTCTGCTGTCCTGGTATTCGTTCTTCTCATCGGCGGAAACGCTGCTCGGCGAAGCCGGCAACGAGGATTGGGGCAGCGCCGGCGAGAAGACTTTCAACCTGGAACTGCTGTTGAAGACGACGGCGATCGTCATCCGCAAGCTCGGTTGGCTGAGCGCCACGAAGGCGCGTGAGATCGCGGAGTCCGGCCGGCCGCAGATGAGCACTCGCGACATCGTCGTGATGGTGTTGAACCCGCGGAGCCGTCACGATCACGAGTTCATCAAGGAAAACGCTCTCGTTCCTGAAGAACGGGACGCGGCCGACACCGCGGCGGCCATCGAATGGGCCGCTAAGCTCGAAGGCGGCACGGATTACGAACACAATCTCGGTGCGATCGCTCGTACCGGGTTCGCCGAATGGAACCAACTCGGGATCGCGGTAAGTTTGCTCCCGAGCTACCTCCGTCACGTCGAGCGACAGGCCGAGTTCGAGCGTGAACGGGCCAACAAGGTCCGCGGATACGTCGGAACCGTAGGCGAACGCCGCGGATTCGAGAAGCTCACCGTGCTCGGCACCCACAACTTCGATAGCGACTTCGGAGTTCGCACTCTTGTCCGCTTCGAGGACGAAGTGGGCAACATTCTGACCTGGTGGACCGGTGAGGTCGGTGAATGGCTCGACAAAGGCAACGTCGTGGACGTTACCGGCACCGTCAAGAAGCATGACGACTACAAGGGCACCAAGCAGACCGTGCTCACTCGTGTAGCTAAAGGTCTGCCCAAACCCAAAGGAAAGAAGAAATGTGCCAACAAGGATGCCCAAAAGGACATCGCGGCGTAAGTTTCCCGACTCGTGACACGGAACCCGGCAAGTATGGCTGGGCCGTGGCGATCCACGACTCGGCCGGCTTGCACCTGATGACGTTGACGAGAGCGACTGAGGAGAAGCTCGCAGATCGAGAGGTCGTTCCTGGCAGGTTCTACAACCCTGGAGGACCTCTCGCGTTGCTCGGCGTCGTGTGGCCGGATGCTCGCATGGTACCGATGAACTCCCCACGCGACGTGTTCAACCCTGTTGGACCGCGGGCGTGGTCGGATGTGATCCTGAACGGTCCAGGACCGTGGGGCTTCGAGGTTCACGACTCCGGCGGCCGGCATCTGTTCACGCTCACCGAGAAGTCATGGATCACGCTGGGGTTGTACATCCCCGCGACCGTCTGGCCGAAGATCAAGCTCGTCATCCTTGACGAGGACGACGACTACTTTCATTCGACGGAGGACATGTAGTGCAAACACGCTACGTCTGCGTTTGGGATTGGTACGAGAGCAAGTTCAAAGTCTTCCAGGTCGTTGGTGAGGAGAGCGGCGGCTTCTTCGTCGGCAACTTCGACGACCGAGTCAAGACGCTGTTCAACTGTGGCCACTACGGTAGCCGACCCGGCATCGAGATGCAGTGGGTCGCGATCACTCGCAAGGGCGCGGTCGGAAAACGGCGGAAGGATCAAAAGAGGATCGTGAAGGATTACGAGCAGGAAGTGGCCGCGGCGAGAACCGACCTAGCACTACTCGACAAGCTACACGGAGCACCACTTTGAGCAAGCAAGTCACCAAGTGGGTCTGCGAGCGGTACTTCGTCAACGAGACCCAGACGTACTTCTACAGAGCCGTGCAAGTCACGGTCACGGAGACGGCGAAGCAGTTTGTGTTCGCCGCTCGGGAAAGTTGTGTCGGCTACTCGAAGACAGTCAGCAAGAGCGACGATCGTCTTCACGACACTCGCGAGGCCGCCATCATGGCTGAGCACAAACGTGTCGAGGATCACATCCAGGAGTGCGCCGAGGCCATGCGGGAGCTTGTCTCGGACGCCAACAAGCTCAGAGCCTTGAAGGAGGCGGCGTGAACGACGAGAGATACGAGCGCGAGGTGGCGTGGATCGAGAAGCATCCACATCTGGTGAAGTTCATCCGCAAGCACGAGCACCCGGTCACCATCGTTTGGGTGATCTGGCAGACCGTCAAATTCTTCGCCTTGCTGCCATTCACCTTGGCGATGGGCATCTACTACAGCATGAGGGACCAATGAGAGACGAGATCACACTGTGGGCCGTGAAGATTGACGCTGACGACAACGTCTCCGTCCACCAGCTAGTCGGCGTGTTGTACGGGGACTACTTCCAACCCGATCGCAATCCCCATGTCAACGGGAAGTGCTACTTGCCAGGATCGACCTTGCGTCTCACACGCGAAGAAGCGATCCAGTCGAACATCGCGTGCTTCAAGGATCGAGGGAGCAACATCCAGAAGCAACTCGACGAGAACAACGCTTTCTTGGCCAAGTTCGAGGCGTTGCTCGCATGAGTAGTGCAACTTTCTGGTGGATCGGTCACAAACCGGACGGGCAAGTGGTCGTAACGCCGATCCACGGCCGGCAGGAGTGGGAGTGGTTCTATCCCGAACCTAACCCGCACTTCAAGCCACAAATCTACTTACCGAATCACTGCTACCTGAAGCACACGCGGAAGGAAGCGATCAACGATTCGATCGCGATCTACAAGGGGCGTAAGGCTGGTCTCCTGAAACAAATCGAAGATTGCGATCTCATCCTCAAGAACCTGGAAGCATTGCTGTGAAGACACTCAAACTCAATCAGAAGACTGCGTCGTTCTTCTTGGACGGTGTAGACATCGGCGACTACCTGGAAGTGGAGATTCTGGAGCGTCTTGGAGAGCTTCGTTCAGTCGCCGTCTCGTTTGAACCCTTCAATCTGCCCGTAATTGGGTACCGATTGAAGATTCTATTCTCTTGCGATGTGGATTCCGAGGAAGAGGTCGTCTTTGAAACGTCTTCGGTCGCTACGCAATTCCTGATGCGGGGGTGTCACTTGAGTGTGAAGCACCGAATGTCGGTGTATCAGCGCGAGTGGGTTGGCCGAGCAGTTTCCCACGTGACCATGAATGGCAGGGCCATTCCACCAACTTTGGTATAGCAAACAAGAGAAACATACGATGAAGAAATTCCACGCAGACGAAATGAAGAGGGCCGGCTGGACGATCGACAACCACGCCCACATCGCCTACACCGGTGAGCGGTTCGGGTCTCCCAGCTTCCACCACGTTTACACCGAGCTTGAATCAGCGTACCGCCGGTGGATCAAGGGGATCGCGATCAGGTGTGGCGCAGCACTCGACTACGGCCACGACAGCCTCCTGGAGGACATCTACCGCAAGGCGATGGCGATTCTGGACGCTCCAACCAGTGTCACCGGTAGAAGCCGCAAGGGAGCAGCCGAAATGGTGGATTCCGGTCCTTATCCTGTACCACTGAGAGTTGACTAGCTAGTTTCTTGGTACATACTACAAGTATGAACACAACCAAGACCAAGCCCGACTCGTTCAAAGAAACCCTGACCCGAATCTTCGAGTCGGTGGAAGACAAGTTCCGCGCCGACGCCGTCGCCCGCTACGTGGCGATGGCTCAGCGGCAGTACGAAGCCTTCACCAAGTTCGCCGCGGGCCAGGAGCCGGAGCGGGATCGCTACTACCACGATTCGATGCGGGTCCCGGAGTACGTCGGCAACAAGAAGGGCTGCTGGCAGTCCGGCTGGGCCGGCATCGTCGCCGCCCACCAGAACGGAGAATGGTTCTGCGACGAAGCCAAGGCGATCAAGGACGCCAACCACCAGGTGGACATGGTCAAGCTCCAGTTCATCTCGAAGCACGTGAAGAAGCTGGAGAACGCGACCAAGTCGCACAAGGGCAAGCCGAACCACGTGTCCGGCGAACTCGCCCACACGGTACTGGTTGAAGGACACCTGAAGGTCGCGTACAAGAACGGCGATTCGTTCGTCCTGACGCTGAGCATGATTGTCAATCACCGCTACTCGCGAGGCTGCACGAGCTTCTACCAGTTCCCGTCCCGCTTCAAGGACGTGATGCTGAAGGGGAAGCCGGTCACGGGTACCAAGGTTTCGGAAAAGTGGATGGGAGAGCACTTCCAATGAAGAACGGCGACACGGGCTTCGAGGTCGAGTGGTGCAAAGAGATTCCCAAGGACGAGCATGGAGACGCTGACCTTGACCAAGCAAAGATGGTCATCAAGGATTTCCCGACGCACGAACTCGCAATGAAGTACGCGAAGGAAGTCCACCCGCAGAACCAGTTCCTTGACACGAGGATCACGCCTTGGGAAGTGCGGCCGGTTGCCGACTACCCCGAGTTGCTGGATTGTCACTACGGTGAATCAGAGTTCTATCGAGGCGAGCAACTATGAGCATCCCGAAGTGGCGAGTGGTCGAGTACACCGACGACGGGTGCTCGATCTTCCAGTGCTTGAACTGCTACGACACCTGGGAAGGGCGCACGCCGGCCGGCTACAGCGACTTCGACGGAACGTACACGGCACTCTGGAGGTTCTGCCCGTGCTGCGGCATCCAGTGGGAGGGATCGGCACGCGAGCAGACGGATGAGTACGGGCCGCGGCGAACACGGATTCTCAAGGCAGTCGATGACTATCGGCACGCCAACTGGGATCGGTACTACAACAAGGTCCCGCCGAGGTACTGGTGGGTCATCGAACACAAGTACACGTTCCGCTTCATGCCGACGATGGAGAGGTGGGAACCGCAGGTTCGATACACGAACTTCAAGTACGGTGCGAAGGAGATGCTCGCGAGGAAGAACGAGGCCCACGCCGAGGCCCTCCGCGACTGCGTGGAAGATTCAACCGTTGAGACAAGGCTGGTGATGGTGCGAGACCTAGAAGCACACTACGGCCGTTTCCAGTCCACAGGACACGAAGGGTACCGATGAACGCAGCAGAAGCCTGGGACCTAACGACGAAGAACCGCGAGAGCACCAACGATACACATCGCAGGCTCCTGCGGAAGATCAGAAAGGCAGCCAAGCGAGGGTACTACTACGTCCAGGTGTCTTACGAAGATGTGCATAACGGTAACCAAGGCGATGATGCCATCCAACGACTGACTGACGCAGGCTATAGCGTCCGGCGAGACGCCTTCGAGGAATCAAAGTACACGATCCGCTGGGAGATCAGATGAGCGACGACTTCGCATCCGCATCAGACCTGCAAAACACCCAGTGGGAGGTTCAAGACCTGTACCAATGGAAGAACGAAGTCGAAAACCGCATCTTCGACTTGCAGTCCAAGGTTCAGCAACTTGAAAACGACCGCGACACGCTGGAACTCAAGGTGGCGCACCTGGAGAACCAAGAACGAGTTCACGGATCACGGATCGACGACCATCGCATCTCACTCGACCAACTTCGGAGGCACTGCCGGCTATGACCATCTCGCAAATTGCGAACCTGATGAACGATGCGACCGAGTACCCACTCGTGGACCGCATTGCGGCCAGAATCATACTCGAAGGCTACACGGAGGAGGATTTCTGGAAGACTTTCCTTCCTGACGGCGACCCGATCAGAATCAACGTCCATAACAAAATCCGGGACTTTACCCGGAACGGCAAAGAGATCACGCCAAAGCTGAAGAAACTCGCGGAGCAACTGTGACCGACTGGATGCGGGCCTTCTGGCCCGGAAACAACCCAATGAAGGAACTGAACATGGAATTCGCAGACGTGAAGGAAGGTGACACGCTCATCATGCACCGTGACGCCGACGATCTCATCGGCTCCATCGTCGTGGTCGAGCGACGGACGGCTCAACGCATCCGGACCGACAAGAACACCGTGTTCAATCTCGCCGGTAAGGAGGTCGGCGGCCTGGGCAAACGTCGCTTGCAGAAGCCGACGCCTTCAGACATCAAGCGGATCAAGGCCGCCCAAGTCAAGAAGGACTTGGAACGGAAGCGAATCGAACGAGAGAACGAGGCGCGCCGGGCGCGACCTGGTTACCAAGCGGCCGACTTCCTCACAGGGCTGGGAGCCTTGACCACGGAAGAGCTTCTTGACCGACATCACCCAGACAAAATCATCAAAGCAGCGAGATTACTTGGCTATGAGCAGTCCTGACTTCTACCTCTGCGACGTGTGCGGCGATCGCACGAAGCACCGGTTCAATCCGTCCACGCAGCGCGTCACGGATGAGGCCGGGTCGATGGATGATCTTGGTGTGCAGATCGACCTGTGCGGTAAGCACATGGAAGCGTTACTCCATCGCCTGTTGATGGACCCGGAGTACCACAACCGCCCTGACTACGTCAACGGAAGACGCTTCGTGCAGAGCTTCGACAAGGTGAAGCGGGACCCATGAAGCAAGAAATCGCAACACACGACCGTCCACCGTCACCGAACACCGGGAGGTCAACTGGTCACGGAGAAGGGATTGAGTACGAGGGGCGCACGTACTACTACCGCACTCCGCACTGGATTCCGAAGGATCGCATCTCGTTCGCCATGCGGGAGTACAGCTACCGCAGTCGGCAGCGAGGAGACAAAGAGTACGTCGTCATCGCGCCCGAGGGCGACCATTACATCGTCCTGGATGTCGTCGCGGACGGCATCCTGGACGTGATGAAGTTCTACAAGGACAAGACACCGCAGGAAGCGATCGCCGAGGACCTGGAACTGAGACGGCAAATTCAGATCGGGCTTGACGCCCATCCGAAGTGTAAGTGTGAGAACCTACTAATTCGCTTCGAGCAAGAACAACGTGATGATGAGTGCCTGGAATGCTTTCTGAGACGCTCGAAGCCGAGTACATCGGCGGGCCGTGGGACGGGAAAAGAGAAACGATCAGCCACGGGACGCTCGAAGTAGCCGTCCCATTGAGTCCTGAGTATCAAATCCCGGGATCACGAGCGTTGAACTGCCGCCACCTTTACTACCGACTCACCGGGGCCGGTAAGACCACTCTGAAGTACCAAGGAATCCGATGAGCAGCGTTGTTGCAAAACTAACCCGCATGAACCTGTTGAAGCCACCAGGCTTCTTAGAGCACAACGTCCACTACGAGACGATCACCGGATCACAATCGTATGGCGTGTCGGACGAGAACTCCGACATGGACGTGATCGGCTTCTGCATCCCGCCCAAAGACATGATTTTCCCACACCTCCGCGGCGAAATCCCTGGCTTCGGGACGCAGGTTCAGCGGTTCGAGCAGTTCATCGGCAATGCCACCGAGGTGGACCGCAAGTACGACGTGACGATCTACTCGATCGTGAAGTTCTTCCAACTTTGCATGGAGAACAACCCGAACATGATCGACTCGCTCTTCACCGCTCAAGACTGCGTCGTGCATTGCACGAAGGTCGGCAACATGGTGCGTGAGAAGCGCCGCATGTTCCTCCACAAGGGCGCGTGGCACAAGTTCAAGGGCTACGCCTACTCGCAGTTGCACAAAATGGACGGCAAGGGAGTCCAAACAGGCTCCAAGCGGTCTGAATTGCGAGAGAAGTTCGGCTACGACGTGAAGTTCGCCTACCACGTGGTGCGTTTGCTCGATGAGATCGAGCAGATTCTCACCGAGGGCGACATCGACCTGCGGCGCAACCGCGAGCAGATGAAAGCCATCCGCCGCGGCGATGTACCCAAGGAAGACATCGTCAACTTCTTCAACGAGAAGGAGAAGGCGTTGGAAAGCCTCTACGACAAATGCACGCTGCCGTGGGGACCGCCGGTGGACCAAATCAGGCAACTCCTCCTGAACTGCTTGGAAGAGCACTACGGGAACCTGGCGGACGCCGTTGTGGAGCCGGAAGCGGCCCTCAAAGCACTCCGCGAGGTCAGCGAAACACTCGAAAGGCACAGGTTACTGCTCGTATGAACCGATTTGACGCCGCCGTCGAACCACCGAAGACGCAGCAGAAGACCCTGATGCTTCTCGTCGAAGTCAACGTGCCTGGGGAGGGCTGGACGCCGTTCGCCTTACGCAACGGCACCTTGGACGCCGCCATGACGGACGTGAAGTCCGTGAGCAGTAAGCGAGAGCTTCGCGACACGCGCATCCGCCGGCTTTACACGCAAGCGGAAGTGGTCGAGGCGAACGAACAGATGGAGAGCTTCTGGGCGTGATGGGTTTCGACGACATAGCCAAGTGATCTCGCTCGCCGTGGTAGGCAAGCAGGGAAACATGCGTTTATCACAAGTCCCTGTGTGAATCAGCAACTTGCTCGGACGCCGGTTCGACTCCGGCCACGTCCACTAACACGAAAGGTACCGAATGAGCAGAGAAGCAGTCTACTTCGACCCGTGTGACCTCCAAGAGGCCAAGAACGTGCTTAAAGAGCACACTGTGAGCGTCATGGTCGAGCCTGAGGTCGCACGAGTGTGTCCAGAGCACTGGAGTGTTGTCTGGGCGCACGGGAGCATGAGTTTGCTCTCCACGGGTAGCTGTGGACCGAACACGGCCGTGGGCACGGCGGCGTTGTACGTCCGCCTGTGGCTCCAGGGCATCGACTGTGGCCTCGCGCGTGACTTGGCCTGTTCCTACTTCGATCGACGCATTGCGAGGACCATGAAGTGATTACGACCAAGTACACCTGGTGGACGACGCCGCAGGAGCTTCGCGAGGCCGCCGACCAGCTTGAAAAGATGGCAAAAACGGTCCAAGTGGGCGAGAGAGTGCCCGAAATCGTCGTCGGAGGCCAAGATCACGTCGAATTGAGCCTGAAATTCGCCATGTAGCTTGACTATCTAGTTTCTTGGTACATACTTCAGATGTACCAAACAACTGGAGTCGAGCAATGCACCAAGACGACATCGGCAACCTCCGTCAACTCACCCGCGAAGACGTGAGCCACCTCCGCAAGGCCGGCTCGATCTCGTTCTACCACTCGGACGGTAAGGGTGAGATCGTTGCCAGACGCAACGAGACCAATCCCGGCTCCGATGATCCGAAGAACTGGAACTACGAAGTTCCGGTCTACAGCAGGGTGAGCGCCGGCTACAAGGAGCCGACCGGGCTGAAGGAAGTCGCCTCCTGCCACGTGCTCATCACGATGGCCAACAACGTCCACGAGGTCTGGAGCACGATCGCTCGCTTCTTGAAGCTCGGTGATCGCATCTGGCTCGACTGGCGTCGTGACTCCATGACGAACGGCTACATGGAGAAGCACAACCTCCACGGAGATCGCCTGAAGCTCTACGTCCACCGCAGGAAGGGAGATCGCTTCGAGCAGTTCATGTTCGTGGTCGAGGTCCAGTGCTGCGAGAACAACACGGCCCGCATGATCCGCCGCGGCCCCTACAACATGGAGTAACCATGATTTTCGGCATCGCGATTGGCGTCATTTTGGCTGTTTACACAACTTCAGCACGCTCGAAGGGTGGAAAACGAGGTCTTCACAGAGAAGTTGGACCTCTCGGCGTCTTTTTCATGGGGATTCTCTGATGTTCGACCTTCTGTTCGACGTGCTGTCCAACGTGGTTGTCTTCGCGGTGGTGGTAATCTTCCTCATCGTGGTGCTTCTCCCTTAACCGTCACTTTGCACTCCCAGGGAACCAATGAAGATGTACGCAGCAATTCTGTCGCTAGTGTTCTTAGTCTCGGCCGCCTACGTGAACGTGACCAAGAAACAGCAAGCGATCGCCGAGGCGACGAAGTGCGCCGCGAAGGATGCCTTCTCGACCAGGTTCGAGCAGGCCATGCCGATCGACGAAGTTGAACTCCGCGCGCTGGTCGCCGAGAAGCTGAAAACGACCGATTTTGACCTGAAAATCGGCCAAAAAGTCGTTCCGCGGCCGACTGGCGGCCCCGGCCCCGGCTCCCAGGTCACTGTTTCAGTGACCGTGGACGTTCCCTGGTACACCGACCTGTCGTGTGAGAGCACGATCGGCCTTGAATAAGGTAGGCTTCCACATGGGAGACTTTTGGAAAACCGTCCTCATCCTGATGTTCCTAATCCCGTGGTGGCTCATCGCCTACTACAACATGAAGACCGGGAACACCCGCTATCGCCCAATGCGAAGGAGAAGAAAATGAATCGAGACAACACCTTCATCGTCTGCGCCTTCGTGTTGACGATGCTGCTAGGGTTCGGCATGAACTACGTGTTCGTCGTCGTGCCCGAACAGCGCGACCGAGAGGCGACCAAGGCGGCATTCCGATCCTTCATCCTCGGTGAGAAGGGCCAAGCGGCCATGCACCTCTCGGGCAACGCCATCGACCTCTTCCAACCGGTAGGAGAATAACCTTGCTCGTTATCGTCCACCCGTTCATCGACTTCGTCGTCGGCCTAATGCTGGCCGGCGTGTTCTGGTACGGCCTGGGGACGCCGAATGGACGCCGCTACTAGCACAGCTAGGTCGCGGATGTACTCCCAGTGCTCGTCGATCTCTTTGCCTATGATGCGTGCGTGCATCGGTAGGTTGGCTTCCTTCGCGTAGTTGACGAGTACCTTCTTCACGACTGCGTGAGGCGGTCGGAACTTCTCGTCACCTTCGAGGGAGTAGCGGACCAGTGTTAAGTCCGGCATGGCAGAGAAAACGTCCACGAGAGCTTGTGTAACGTCCATAGCAATCTCCTTTGATGGGAGATTCTAACCGCGCAAAGAGCCGCGGTCAAACATGTGACCAGAAAGGGTCAGTAGTGCCGAAGGCTTCGATCCCCTTCAGCATGTTCTCGAAGGCTTCTTCGAGCGTTGCGCCGCCACGAGTGATTACCTTACGGTAGACCATCATGCGGCGTTCGTCGCGGTACGGCTTGCAGCCGACCCAAGCCGTGGCTTCGATCCCACACTCGTGGAGACCGAGCGTCCATCGCCACGGCTTAGGCACGCGATCGAGCATGGGTGACAGGACTTGAACCTGCAACGACTGGTTTTGGAGACCATCGCTCTTGTCCAGTTGAGCTACACCCATGTGTTAGTCCTCCGTGATCCCCTTCTTGAATTCCGTGATCCCCTTGCCGAGGGATCGCGCGACATCGGGCAGCCGCGAGCCAAATAACAGCAACCCGATGCCGGCAATCACAATGAGTTCAGGAATGCCGAGACCAAACATTACTTGGTCCCCGGTGCGAAGCGGTAACCGCTCGCTCGCAAGTCCTCGATCTTAGCGTCGATGTCCGTGTCCGCGGGAACGATTCCACGATCTTTGAACACCTCGAACACCTCCCTCGCCCAGAATTCAGGGACCCCTGTGTGCTCCCGCAGCCGCACGTCGGGTACCACGTCGATCCCACTGGCCTGGCCGAGCAAATCAACTTCGTAGCCGGCGTCGATGGCCTTGCGGAAGGCGTGCATGATGCCAACTCGTAGTTGGTACTCGCTAACGGCTTCTTTGACTTCGTGTTGCATGGCTTGTCGTGCCTTCTTGGATGCGTTGCGTTTGGATCGCTTCGTGGCCTTGTGGCACGTGGCGTCGTTGCTCTGCGTGATCGAACGGGCTTTGATTTCCTTACGTCTCACCAGTCGTACTCCACTTTCGTCGGCTGAGCGCCCAAGGACTGAAGGAACGGCTCGACCTTCTCCATGAAGCACTTCGGACAGACGTGGTACTCGGTGCGGTTGAGATCACCGCCCCCGTCGTAGCCGTAGCCCGATGACTTGAATTGGAGGAAGATCGCCGTCCGCGCGGTGTCGTATTCGTCCTGTCGCCACTCAATTGACCCCTCAGGGTCGAGCGGGCGACGGTACTTGATTTCCAGCTTGCAGATGTCGCACTGGGCGGACTTCTCGCGCAGAACTTCACGTGCGGGAATTGCTGGTATGATGTGTTTCTCTTGAAGGATCATTACTTCCTCGGCGACGTGTAGTGACAGACGGGGTAGATGCTGCAACCGATGAACGGCAACCCCGTCAGCCGGTTGCGCCGCTTCTCCAGCGGACTCTCGCACACCGGGCAGGGTTCGCCCTTCCGTGTGTCACAGTAACCTTCGAGCTTCCGCTTGTACCGGAAGCTCGTGATCCAGTTCCAACCCTTCGCGAGCAAGAACGCCAGGAAGCCGGCCGCGGCGACTTCGCCGACGCCGCCGCAAAGTCCACAGGCTAGGATCATACTTTCTTCTCCCGTAGATCGGCGAAGATGCCGCAGGCGTACCAGGTCTTGTTCTGAGGGCGATAGACCATCGCGTAGCCGTAGGAGTCGCACTTCCCGTTCACGGCTCCCCAGTGACCTGGGGACTGCCGCCAGGAGTTGTACATCTCCTTGGCGGCGTCACCCAAATCTTGGTCGGGCCATGATTCGTTGGCGACCTCGCGGAATTCGTGAGAATCGGGCATCTGCTTGAAGAGGACAGCGACACGCTGGTCCCACTTCTGATGCCCTTGGACGCCACGCGCGGCCTGGTATTGAGCGTGGGCTTCCGCGGCAGCCTGAAGGATCGGATTCAACTTCCCTGTTGTCAGGCTGCGGACCTTGAGGCGAATGCCTTCGTCGATAAGAGCTTGATGCTCTTTCGCTATGGCCGGCTTCTTCTCCGGCTGCGGCTTCTTCTCCGGCTTCTTATCAATGAAATTGTAGTCGGTCATTTCGCCTTTCTTTGAAGCTCCTCCTTCACGAGATCGTAAGTCTCTTGACGGGTCGGCTTCTTCTTGTTTTTCACTTCGAGTTGAAGCGCTTTTTTCCGCATGAGCGACCTTGCCTCGCTCTTGTGGATGTCGAACTCTTTGGCGAGCATCTCAGGATGCCGCCAGCTTTTCTTCTGGCCGGCCGCCTGAGCCTTCTGGGTATCCGTCTTCTCTTCTTCGGTGGGCCGGACGGCTCCAAGCGAGACGACCGTCGCCGCGGCAGACTCGACCGAGGGACACTCGATCCGTGCCTTGTCCACCGTGACCGTGATCGGCCCCTTGGACATTTCCAGGACGTGCTTGGCAGTCGGCTTCTTCAGCACCGAGCAGCTAGCCGCGAATGCGGCAGCGTGCTCCGGCGAGTCACAACCGACCTTGATGCCGAAAATCTCGACTTCGATGGACATGAGTAGTTCCTAGGCTGGGGGAGTAAAAGCAACGTACTACCCAAGTGTAGCACGTTGCTTCTAGCTGTCAACTTCGGAGTTACTTGCGAACTAACTACTCGTCGTCGTCGTCGTCGTCGTCCTCGTCCTCGTCGTAGTAGTCGTCATCGTCATCGTCGTCATCTTCGTCCCAGTCGTCATCGTCCCAGTCGTCGTCTAGGTCGTCGTCGAGGTCTTCCTCGTCGTCGTAGAGGTCGTCATCGTCGTCCCAGTCGTCGTCTTCGTCCTCGTCGTCTTCGTCCTCGTCGTCCTCGTCGTAGAGGTCGTCGTCCTCGAAGTCGTCATCGTCGGCGAGCGCATTCACGGGGGTGAATACGTGGTGGCCGCGGCCGGTAATGGACGGAATCACGAACGGAGCGGTCACACGCATGGAATCAAACCCTCGGAAAGTGGAAAAGCGTTGGGCGCAAGAGCTTCCTGGTCGAAGCGGGAGATGTTGAACAGGTCCCCCTCATGGCGGACCACCACGGCTTCAATCACCGGGTCCCGGATCGCCTCCAGCCCGCGATCCACGGCGGGAACGCGGTACAACGTGGCGTGCGCCCCGGGTTCCAGCACGGCCCACTTCTCGGACCCCTGCCGGCGGTAAAGAATCTTGTACTGCAACATGTGGTTCTCCTTTCGACAGAACACTATGACTACACGCGACTTGCGATCGTGTTCAAACAAAACGGATTAACTATTTTGAGGATTTTTCGGATTGCGCCGGATAAAAGGGTCGAAACGGGATATGATAAGTATGTAAGTAAGTTGTGACCTGAGAAGCTAGTATCATGGAAGTTGTTACATACCCGGAGGACCCGCGGCGGTGCCGAGCGGCCGACAAGCACGGACAGTGCTGGAACGTCGCCCTAACCGGTACCTTCTGCCCTACTCACCGGGTGCCTGGCCAGTTGACGCCGGAAGCCGACCGACGCCGCGTGTATAACTTGACCAAGGCTCGCTTCAAGGAGCGGCTGGAAGACAAGATGAGCATGGGGCCTCCGGGCAACCTCGACGAGCTAATCCGTATTACGGAGTTGCTTCACGAGGACACGCTTAACGACCCCGCGATCAAGGATCAGGTTGTCATCAACCGAGAGCATCACGCTTTCGTTCAATCCATCACGCGACTAAACAAGGCCGCGAGAGAATTGAAAGAGCAGTCGGATGAGCTTCTCGGCCGTCCGGCGATTGTCTTCTACAGCCAGCAAGTCATCCAACTCATCATTGACGAGTTGCAAGGCGTGGACGGCTGGGAAGCTAAGATCGACCGTATTACTGGAAGAATGCTCGAAACGATCGAGCTTACTACTAATTCCCCAAAGGAGGACTCTCATGGAGTTCCTGACCAAGCTGGCTAAGTCGAAGACGATGATCGTCAACGTCCTGTTCGTGGCCGCTGGCGTCCTAGGTTACCTTGCTGGTGACCAGGTTATCGCTCAGCACCCGGAATGGGCCGCTGCGTTCGTCTCGGCCGCGGGCGTCGTGAACATGCTCTTGCGTGTTGTCACGAAGCTGCCGCTGTCTGAGAAGTAAACACCCCCGTGGATAGTATCCACGGACCGACGCCGTAAGGCGTTTCTCAGCGAACCTGTCGGGCCTCTCACGGCTATCTCTCGACAGGTGTTTCATGCCTCTCGGCGGCTTTGTAGCCGAGGCAAGCGCGGACGATCGCCGCGCGTTTCTGACGGTCACAGGCTGGAAACCTGGTCGAGCTACTCTCGCCTCGTCGCAAAGGCCGTCCAATACACAAGGGGTCGTATGTCCGACGCTGAAAATCCGCCCTGTGAGTGCGGCAACGTGATTCGCTACCCGAACCACGAGAGATGCGAGGACTGCTGGGCATTCGATCAACATCGTTGGCCAGGACACAGCCAGAGAGTCAAAACAACGTCCTGTCCAGACACATCAACCGAGGGAAGAAATGAACAAGCAAAGTCTCCTAACAGCAATCGTCCTCGCAGTCGTCGCCCTGTGCGCAGCGGTGCCCTTCCTCCAAAGAGTCCCTACACCCGCTGTATTCACCGATGGTGATACCGCGAAGGTTGTCCTGAAAGCACCGGACAAGGTCAAGGTCGGCCAACTGGTGACACTGGACGTTTCGGCGAGCACGGCCAACACGTACTCGTGGAAGGTGATCCCGCCCACTGAGAACTTCCGAGTGATCGAGGGCGGCAAGGAGGCTGTGTTCAGCAGCCAAACCGGCGGCGATTACGTGTTTGTGATCGCTGTCGCGAAAGACGACACGGTGGACGTTCATGTCCACACGATCAAAGTCACCGGTGGGCAACCGCAACCAGGCGATGACCTGGTGACGAAAGTTGCCTCCTGGTGTGAGAAAGTCGAATCGCCGACGAAGCGTGACGACGCCCTGAAGCTCGCACAGAGCTTTTCCAGCGTCTCCGCTGTTATCAGTGAAACGATGACGCCTGCCGACATTGTTGAAGCGACAAAGAAGTCGAACCGAGACGCTCTCGGTGACAACGTCGAGCAGTGGGTTCCGTTCTTGGAAGGTCTCCAAGCTGAATTGAAGACCTTGGCGGAAGCCGGAAAGTTAGAAGACACCGCGGCTCATGCAGCCATGTGGCGATCCATCGCGGATGGCCTCAAGGCATACGCTGAGACCTTGTAAGAACGGAACGCCCTACCATGTCGATTAGCCGCCGTAACCTGTTGCTCGCTGGTGGCGCTGCTTTCCTTAGCAGCGCCATGTTTAGGGAAGCCCTAGCCAAAGGCGATCAACCGATATACGGCGGCTGGATTGATGATCCTGCTGCTCGACGCACCTTCATTGAGACGCATGAGAAGCCGCTCCTTCGCAACCACGACACCAACATCTTTGGGTCGAGCGAAGGTAAGTCGGTTCTCCTGTTGCCGTACTACGAGAAGGTGACGGGTAGAAAGTTCAAGCCGTACTTCCAAGACATCGGCGACTGCTGTGGCCAAGCCGGCACAACGGCCGCTCAAGTCCTCGCTGCGACTCAGATCGTGAAGACGGGTCGCGAGCAGTGGAAGGGTGAGTTCAGCGTCGAGTACACCTACGCCGCCAGCCGAGTTGAAGTCGGCGGTGGTAAGATTCGTCGCGGCGACGGTTCGACCGGTTCCTGGACGGCTGAGGCGCTCCACAAGTATGGAGTGCTGCTACGAGGGAAGTACGGGAAGCTCGACCTGACGAAGTACCGCCCTGACCTGGGTAAGTCCTGGGGCAAGAGTGGTGTGGGTGTTCCCGATGAGCTTGAGAAGATCGCGAAGCTCCACCCGGTCAAGACGATCAGTAAGGTAGAAAGCTGGGATCAAGCCGCGGACTGCGTAGCGAATGGCTACCCCGTCCTGCTGTGCTCCAGCGTTGGCTACCGACAGACCACGGATAGCGAAGGGTTCCTTCGCCGTAGTGGTACGTGGAACCACGCTCTGTTCCTCGCCGGCATCGACCGACGCAAGGGCAAACGAGAAGGTGGACTGATCCCGAACTCGTGGGGTGAGAACTGGGTGTCCGGCCCGGCGCACGAACTGGGCACACCTGCTGGATGCTTCTGGGCCGATGCCAAGAACATCAACGCCATGATCGAAGAGGGCGACTGCTACGCCTTTTCCAACTACGTCGGTTACCCGTCGCAGAAGCTCGACTACCGACTCTTCTAAGGAGATCGTGATGGTCGCCTTTGCACGAGATCACAACCGAGACGAACTCGTCCGAGATGAGTTCCAACTGCAACGGATGCTGAACAAGCTGAGTCCGGATAAGCGAGAGAATGATGAACCGTCTGATTCTGTTACTAGTGTTGGGGGTGATGAATGTTCTCCCTGTGGCTGTCGCTCAAGAGGTGGCTCAGAAGCCTGCTAACGAGCAAGGGACCTACCGACTGGCAAGCGAAGATCAACGAACTGGTGGCAATCGTCAACCGGTGGCTGGACCTTCAAAGCGGGCCAAGCGGTACGTCAGCAAACCCGAGTTCTACACCATCATCCCCGCCGACCACAGAGCGTCGGCGAAGGATCAGGTGGCTGATTCGTCGAAGACGCAGGATGTAGACGACTGCCCCTGCGGTCCTGACTGCAAATGTCCCAGTGAGGAGATTTGCAAGAGCGGCGACTGTCAGAAGAACTACATCGTCATGTACTCCGCGAAGTGGTGCTCACAGTGCCCGCGGATGAAGCGGACGCTGGCCAAGCTCGAAGAGCAGGGCTACATCGTCTACTACGTGGACACAGACGAAAACCCCGAGAGCGCCGAGACCTACAACGTCACGAAGCTCCCCACGACCATCATCATGGATAAGGGTGAAGAGGTCACACGGTTCGAGGGCGCGGTGCCCGCGGCCAGCGTCACGGAAGGTGTCAAGAAACGAGACGAACAAGACGACGAGCCGGCTCCGGTTGATACCGACACCGACTACGACTTCACTGATTGAGGTTTGAGATGTTGACCAGTTTCGCAGAAGCCATTGAGATCGTTCGTTTGCAGCTTAACGACGACGGTAAGATCGCCAAGAGTGACGACGAAGCTGTCCGCCGGGTCCTAAAGAACCCGATGCTGCAACTGCCGAGCGGCGAACGAGTCCTGGCACTCCCGCGAATCCACTATCGGGTTCGCCGGCTGTACGCCCGCCTTGAGAAGGCCATTCTGCCTCTCACCTTTGACTGGACCACGCTCGTCGAATGGATCAAAGAGCACTGGGATGAAATCCTCCGATTCATCCTGATGGTCCTTCCATTCATCATCTAGCGATGCGTCGTCGCAAACGGTGCCGAGGCTGCACTGATGACAAGCCTCCCACGCCGACGCCCGTCAAGGACGCGACCGTCAAGGTCTACAACAAATACTCCGGCCGCAAGCTCGATGAAGCACTCCTCACCCGTAGTGGAGAGTCCGCCGCACTGTGGAACCACATCCTGTTTGGGACTGGTACGTGCGTCGGGATGATCGAAGGCTACACACGGCTCGGACTCCCCGGCAACCCGGCCCCTCAGCTTCGCGACTTGATTGCGAGGTTGGAAGGGGTCGCTGCGTTATACGAAAGCAAACATGAAGATTCAGTTTCCCCATAGTCAGTGGCCCATCACCCGCCTCGTAATCACCGGCCCCGGTGTTGAACTCAAAGCGAATGCTGAACACAGCGTCCCGAGCTTCGAGTTCGATCTGCCGGGAGGTGTCGATGAGAGCGAACTCAGCATCGTTGCCCAGCACATCAGTTCTGGCGGCCAAGTTGTCGGCGAGTCGCTGGTACAGGTGGCCGTCGAGAAGAAGATCGAAGACGCCCTCGAACAGGTCCCGGCCGACGTGGACATGGACGCTGTCGTCGAGCACCTGGAATCGGGTGAAACGATCGAGTTGACCAGCAACGACGAAGACGAACTCGACGAAGACTTCGACGACGAAGACCTCGAAGACGCCGAGTAACAAGTCAAGAGACCACCCGGGGAGAACGCCTACGCCAACTCTTTGAGCCACCCTAAGCGAACCCGGCCTGCTGGTCTCTCCTACAACGCCCACTCAGCGGCTTCATAGCTGAGGGTAAGAGAGCGCCGAATGAACCCGCTAGCAAAGGAGATGCAACGGTCTATCGCCGAAGGCTTGATGGGTCGAACGCTCGCAGGTAGTTGCTCCCGCTGGGCGACCAAGCGGCGCGTGATGGGTGGTGACTTTCCCGGACCTTACTCCTGGAAGTACCACCCGTGGTGCAAAGAGCTTCACGACACGCAAGCGCCTGAAAACTACGCGATGAAGGGTGCCCAGCTTGGCGTCACGGAAGTGGCGATCAACCGGGCCTTCTACACGATCGACCAGTTGAAGAGGGATGTGCTCTACGTCCTCCCGACCGCTCAAACAGCGTCGGACTTCTCGAAGGGTCGATTCACCGTTGCGTTGAAGCACAGCGAATACTTGGCCAGTATCTTCACGGACACCAACACGGTGAACATGAAGCAGGCCGGTACCTGCAACTTGTACATCCGCGGCTCACGAGGTGAAAGTAACCTCGTGTCGTTGCCGATCTCCGAGTTGATCCTGGACGAATTGGACAGGATGGCTCAGAAGGAGATCGCGGAAGCGAAGGAGCGCGTCACCGGTCAGAAGAAGCATCACATCTGGGGGTTATCGACGCCAACGATTCCGAACTACGGAATCCACAAGCTCTATAACCAAGGTACGCAGGAGCACTACACGTTTAAGTGCCCGCACTGCTCGCGTCACACCGAGCTTATCTACCCGGAATGCTTAGAGATCGTCGGCGACTCGGTACATGACATCAGGTGCAAAGAGTCCTTCCTAAAGTGTAAGGAATGCAAGCATCGCCTGGAGCACGAGCTAAAGCCTGACTGGCTAGCTGACGGTTCTTGGCACAGCATGGCCCCGAACGCAAACCCGGACAAACGAACCTTTCATATCAGCCAGATGTACTCCTTCACGGTGACACCTGGCGACCTCGCGGTTGCTTACTTCGCCGGCCTCGGCGACGAAGCGATGGCGAAAGAGTTCCACAACTCAAAGCTCGGCCTCCCGTTCATCGGTGAAGGTGCCCAAGTCACTGACGACCTGATCGAACAGGCCATCGGTCGCTACACGATGAATGACGAACGTCCACGAATTGGTGGCGAGCGACTCATCACGATGGGTATCGACCAAGGACAGATCGTCTCGCACTGGGTTGTCTGTGAGTGGTTCGTTGACCAGATGTCCTCGGACATCAACATCGCCGCGAAGTGCAAGGTTCTTGCACACGGCAAATTCATGGGTGAGGACTGGCACGTTGCCGAGGACCTCATGGCTGAATGGCAGGTCTTAGCGTGTGTTGTTGACGCTGATCCTCAGATCGCTGAGGCACGTCGCTTCGCTAAGAAGTTCCCACGCTACGTCACACTGTGCCGCTACCGCAGAGGCAAAGTCGCTCGCGAGATTTCCATCGCGGACGACGAGTCCGGCGTGGAGATGGCGACAGTAGACCGAACCAACTGGCTAACCACATCGCTCGGACGGTTCCGCAACAAGCGGATCATGCTTCCCGCGGACGTGTCGGTTGAGTATCGGGAAATGATGAAGGCCCTAGTTCGCACCTACGTCAAAGACGAGGACGGGAACTACATGGCCACGTTTGTTGAAACCGCACCTGACCACTACGCACACGCCTTCAACTATGCCGAGATCGCCCTGCCGTTGGCAGCTTCGATCACGACAGGGAAGGACGTTAGTAAGTTCTTGTAACGAATGGAGAGGGAGATATGGCTGACGGATTGCCCAAGCTTGTTGATAGTCGGCACCCCTACTTCTTCGAGAATTGCGGCGACTGGCATAAGTGGCGCACGTGCTACTCAGGTGGGGACCGCTTCAAGGACAACTACCTAGTCCAGTTCAGTAATCGCGAAGACGCGGATGACTTCCGCGACCGCAAGTTCTTCACTCCGACCACGGTCTTCGCGAAGTCCGCGGTCAACAAGATTCGCAACTCCATCTTCCAACGGTTGGGTGACGTAACACGACAGGGTGGTAGCTCTGATTACCATCGAGCTATCGCGGGTGAGAAGCAAGGCGTGGACCGACGTGGTGCCACGATGAACTTCTTCCTGGGTAATAAGGTCTTGACGGAATTGTTGGTGATGGGTCGTGTCGGCGTCTACGTCGATATGCCCGAAATCCAACAGACCTCGACGATCGCCAGTGCTAAGGACTTAGCTCCTTACCTGTACAGCTACCCTGTCGAGAACATCCTCAACTACACCTGCACGAAGCCTGAAGCTCCTAGCGAGTTCCAATCCATCCTGCTGAAGGACTCAATCCTGAGGCACGATGCGATCAGCTTCATGCCGGTTGCCTACAACGACCGCTATCGGTACGTCTGGATCAGCCAGGACACCGGACTCGTGAACATCCAGTTCTACGACTCCAACGGTGAACCTGTTGATCGCGACGGTAACCCCGGCGGTCCAATCGAGTTGGGCCTGACTCGCATCCCGTTCGTCCTGATGGACATCGGTGACAGCCTGTTGAAGGACATCTGCGATCACCAGATCGCTCTGCTCAACCTCGAATCCAGCAACGTCAACTACGCCTTGAAGGCCAACTTCCCGTTCTACACCGAGCAGCGTGACATGCGTGCTGTCGGTGGACACTTGAAGAAAGTCAACACGGACGGCACTGCCACCACGGGTGGACAGGGCAACACGGACGAGAAGGTCAGCGTTGGTGTGACCCAAGGTCGTTACTACGACAAGGACACCGAACGCCCCAGCTTCATTGCACCTCCAGCCGAGCCTCTTGAGGCCACGATGAAGTTGCAGGACAAGCTGGAGAGCGACATCAACAAGATCGTCAACCTCGCAGTCACAAGCATGGGCGGCCGAGTGTCGGCTGAGTCCAAGAAGATGGACAACCAGGGCTTAGAAGCCGGGTTGTCGTTCATCGGGCTGGTCCTCGAAGGTGGTGAGCGACTCATCGCTGACTACTGGAGCAGCTACGAAGAGAAGGTCGAGTCGAAACGCAAGACCGCCACGATCAAGTACCCGGATCGCTACAGCCTCAAGACCGACCTCGATCGAATCGAGGAGGCCGAGAAGTTGTCCGAACTGATGTACAAGGTTCCCAGCCCTCTCGCCAAGCGTGAGATCGCGAAGAACATCGTGAACGCTCTGTTCGGCGGCAAGGTCAGTGTCACCCAACTGGAAGCAATCCAGAAGGAGATCGACACGACGCCTTACACGACCAGCGACCCGAAGACGATCATCGACGCGAAAGACGCCGGCCTTGTCGGCGAGAAGACAGCTTCGATGGCCCTCGGCTTCAATGAGGACGAGTACCTCACGGCACGGAAGGATCACATCCGCCGCGCCACAGAGATCGCCAAGGTTCAAGGCATCGCCAAAGGCGGTGACGATCCGGGTGCCCGCGGAGTGTCTGACTTGTCGTCCAACCCGAAAGCCGGGAAGGACGAGAAGGAAGCAAGCCGTAACACGGACTTGAACACAACCACCAAGAAGCCGGTTCGAGGCGCAGGCCAAGAAACCGCTGAAGAGGAATAGTCGATGGACATTGAACAGATCACAGTACCGGAGTTTTTCTTCGGGCACGGAACTGTCGGCACGACTCGTGAGCAGATCACGACCGCCGCGCACGTCGCTAGGAAGTACGTGAAAGTCAAAGCCGATCTGGGCAATGGCGACAACGTCTTCGTCGGCGGCGTCGGTGTCGCCAACACGGGCGACACGCAGGGCTACACGCTCGACGCCGGTGAAGAAGTTGAAATCCCGGTGGACCGTGCCAACAAGGTATGGGTCATCGGAGGTGACGCCGATCAAGGTTACTCCTGGCTCGTTATCTAAGGAGTAACTGATGGATGTCACGAAAGAGTCCGTTGAGGAATTCTACAACGGGCACGCGACGGTCGGACTGACCAGAGTAAAACTGACTGGCACTCTAAGCTTCCCGCTAAACAAGGGAATCTTACTTCGCTGTCCTGGTGGGACTGACCCCAACCCTAACTCCGATCCCATCTGGGTCGGTGGGGCTGGTGTAACTGCTGACAGCGCCGCCGGCTCTGGTGGTATGCCAATGATCCCGGGTGATGTGCTTTTCATCCCCATCGACCGGTCAGACAAGCTGTGGGTTATTTCCACGGACACTGACCAAGACATTGCTTGGATGGGAATCTAACTATGGGCGGTATCTTCTTCGCACGCAGCGGCGGCCCGACAGGTCCGCAAGGCCCTCCCGGGGACGTTGGTCCTCCGGGTAGCGGCGTAATCAACTGGCTAGGCTTGTGGGATGAAGAGACCGAGTATGTTGCAAACGATGCCGTCAACTTAGACGGATCAAGTTTCATCTGCATACTAACCCATACCAACCAGCAGCCGCCGAACGCGACCTACTGGGATGTGCTCTCAAGCAAGGGCGATACCGGCAGCACCGGTAGCACGGGAGCCACAGGTCCCGCTGGCCCGGCGGGTCCGCAAGGGAACCAAGGCCCGGCAGGTCCGCAAGGTACGCAAGGAGCCACGGGTTCGACAGGATCGCAAGGTCCGGTCGGCAACACGGGGTCCACGGGTCCCACTGGTCCGACGGGTCCCATTGGTCTCGTCTGGCGCAACGCTTGGAACAGCGGCACGGCCTACGTGGCGAATGACGGTGTCGTCTCTGACGGCTCCTCATACATCTGCATCCTGGGCCACACCAATCATCAACCGCCGAACGCAACCTACTGGACTCTGTTGGCGGCCGAGGGCGAACAAGGCCCAACCGGCTCACAAGGTCCACAAGGCGAGCAAGGCGATGCCGGCCCCGAAGGTCCTGAAGGACCTGAAGGCCCTACCGGCGGTACGGGCAGCACGGGACCCACGGGTCCCGCTGGCTTGAACTGGTTAGGGACCTGGAACAGCGGCACGGCTTACGTCGTTGACGACGCCGTGGTCCGCAGCGGTACGTCCTACGTCTGCATTCTCAATCACACCAATCATCAACCGCCGAACGCAACCTACTGGGATGTGCTCGCGGCGAAGGGTGACACTGGATCGACAGGCGCGACAGGTGACACGGGCGACCAAGGTCCTCCGGGCACCGGTATCGTTTGGGAAGGTGCTTGGGATAACGGAACCGCATACACCGAGAACGACGCCGTCTTCCACGAAGGCTCGTCTTACGTCTGCGTCTCCGATCACACCAATCAAGAGCCGCCGAATATCACTTACTGGGAACTCTTCGCACAGAAGGGTGACACCGGTGAACAAGGTATCCAAGGTGAACAAGGTGAGCAGGGAGAACAAGGCGAGCAAGGTGAGCAGGGTGACACCGGCGCGACAGGCTCCACTGGTTCGACCGGTGCCACAGGCCCGGGTTACTTCACAACGAGCACGACCAGCTTAGCCATCGGCACGGGGACGAAAGTCTTCACTGTACAGACGGGGCTAGCTTGGAGCATCGGTGCTCGCGCAAGGGCAACCTCCGCGGGATCGCCGAGCAACTGGATGGAAGGCGTCGTGTCGAGCTACTCCGGTAGCACGCTCACGATCGAGATGGATCGAACCCTTGGGGCCGGCACATTCGCTGACTGGAACATCCATGTCGCTGGCCAACCTGGTGACACCGGCTCCACTGGTGCCACGGGCGACGAAGGCCCGCAAGGCGACCCTGGTGATCCTGGTGATCCTGGCGACGACGGAGACGATGGTCTCGACGCCATGTCGGAGCCGAACTGCCGCTTGTCGCTCGCGACTGGTGATCCACTCGGCAGCGGCACAGCACAGAGCACATTGTATTTGGTCCCCTTCAAGGGTAACCGAATTTCGTTGTACGACGGTGCAAACTGGGTAACACATTTCCTCACGAGTCAGTTGTCTCTGGCGGTACCTTCGACAATCTTCCAGTTGTTCGACATCTTTGTCTACGACAACGGTGGCACACTAACGCTTGAGACACAGAACTGGAGTCTAACGTCCGGGGCAATCAGTGCGGCGACGAACGCTTCACCGATTGTCATCACAGCGATCACGACCGGTCTCAGCAATGGTGACTTGGTCGGCATCGCGGGTGTGACTGGTAACACTGCGGCGAACGGAATCTGGCAGGTCACTGGTCTGTCAGGCGGCAACTTCAGTCTGCTCGGCTCGACCGGTAACGGTGCCTACGCCGGTAACGGTGTTTGGTACAAGTTGAACGGTAACACTAACTCGGGTCTCACAACCCAAGATGGTGTGATCGTGAAAACCGGCTCAACAGGTAAGCGATACTTAGGCGTCGGCATGACGATCGGGACTTCCGGTCAATGCACGTCAAGCCTCGCACGCTCGTGGCTGGCGAATTTGTACAACCCGATCCGTCACGTGATGACGTATTTCGATACGACAAGTCACACCTACGCTTCGAGTACGACTCGGCCTTGGGCAAACTTAGGTGCTGCCCATCTGACGCATCTCGTACCGAGAGGAATGATGGTCGTCCAGAACGGTATTATCGCACCCCTCTTCACAGGAGATGGTAGCTCCATCCCCACAGTGGGTATGGGCAACGGCAATATCAACGCGATGAACATGTACGTGGCGGCAACCGCCTCCAGCGGTTCACAGCGTTTTGCCGCGACGGGTGTGACGGAAGTCAGCAACGAAGGTTTCAACTACTACGGCATCTGCGAAGAACGGCAAGGCTCCGGCACTGCCAACTTCACACAGGTTGTCGCACAGTTAGATGTGGTGAGGTAATGATGGACATCTTCGTTGCACACCACAAGTTGGACGCCTTGGGCATTCCCGTCCTTGGCGTCTACGCCGACGGGCGCATCGACTTCGCACCTGAAGCAACGGCTCAACAAAAGGATGAGGCGACAAACCTCCTCCGTGAGTTGATCGACGCCAAGCCGATGGAACGAAAGACGACCACGGAAGTCAGTGTGGAAATCGCGTTACTAACCCGCGAGGATCGTGACTCTTTAATCAACTTGATGCTGGCCCAGTTTCTCGTCGATCAACCTCACCTTGCTGAGAAGCTACAGCTTCCGGTGAAATCAGAGAAGGAAGCGGCGATCGCCATCGAAGTGAAGAAGTAGGTTCCCTATGACTCACTTCCTGGATGGCGACGACTGGGACACGATAGTCAAAGACCTCGTGCAGCCGATACGGCGGCTTGAGGTTGACCGTGCTGAAGCGATTGACGCTTTCTATGGCACGGCCGTACAGACGATCGGCAGGGGGCAGCCGGTCCGATTGCTCAGCGGAGGATTAGCACTCGCGTCATCTGACCTCGGTCAGGTATGCGGGATCGCTTTGAACGACGCGCCCCTCGGCAGCCGTTGTGACTACGTGACGAGAGGCTCAGTCCTCTTGGAAGGTTGGCACAACGCAGTGGGCACTCCCAGACTAACGTCTGGAGCCTACTACTTTCTCAACGGCGTCGGGAGCTTTTCCTACACGCCGCCGCAAACAGGTTACTTGATCTCGCTGGGGTACGCCCACAGTCCACTGATACTGGACTTGAACATCGGGATCAAGATCAAGCTTTAAGGAAACTTCGCATGGCAGCACGCCGACCTTTGGTTGTCAACTTGACGACTGGTGAACTGGAACAACTCTCCGCGAGCGACTACCTCGACGAGCGGGACATCATCCAAGCCCAGAATGAAACCGGTGGCGCACTCGCCATCTGTACGCCGGTCTATCAAACCGCGACCGCCGGGGAAGTGGCGAAGGCTGACGCCGACGACATCGCGACTGCGAAGGTCTCGGGCCTGGTGCTCGACGCTTCGATCGCTGACGGTGCCGCCGGCTCGGTCCTGACGGACGGTCGCTTGACGGCGACGACGGGTCAGTGGGACGCAGTCACCGGACAAGTCGGTGGCCTGACGCCTGGCTCACGCTACTTCCTGAGTGCCGGCACTGCTGGGATGCTTTCGACGACGCCCCCGTCCGCGGATGGCCACGTGATCGCTCCCATCGGTGAAGCCCGCAGCGCGACTGAGTTTGAGATTTCGATCGGGACCCGCATTAAGTTGTAGTCATGGCTTACCGCAAACCTCTCGTCCACCTCGTAGGGAATGATCTGCAACAGCTACCTGTTGCAGATCGTCTCAACCTGGGTGTGCTCAGCGTGGGACCGATAGGCCCGACGCTAACCGTGACGGGTAATGCGGTCACCATCACGACTTCTTTCCATGCGGTCAACTCGACATCATCTACCGCTTCAGTCCGGCAGATTCACAATGTCCTTGGTGGCCAAGCAGGTGACATCGTCATCTTCAAAGTTGCAACAGGCTCGAACACGGTCGTCCTCGTGGATAACACAGGCAACCTGAAGCTCGCCGGCAACTTCAGCTTGGACGCCCTCTACGACTCCATCGTACTGCTGTTCGATGGTACCAAGTGGATCGAGCTTTGCAGAAGTAACAACGGAGATTAGTACGGAGTACCTCACGGGTAGCTGGGACAAAACCTGATGCCTAACAGGACAAAGCCAGCGGTGTGGGTTTAGGCATCCACAACATCGCACGCCGAAACGGGTGGCGACGTACTTTTTTGGAGACACTGATGGACTTCATCTACTATGGCACGCTGCTGGAAGCGAACGATTACTTCGACCATCGCTTACACGAGCGTGCATGGTACGGAGCCATTCCAGCCGATCGGCCGAAAGCCCTCTGGGCTGCTACGCTGATTATTGACGCACTCTGCTTCAAAGGGGATAAGGCCGCGGTCTACACCCTCTTGGAAGCCGACTCTGACGCTGAGGATGCAGACATCCGAGCGGCAGAAGCCTCGCAGGCGCGAGAGTTCCCGCGAGGTTCCGACACGGTAGTGCCGGAGGCAATTCGATTAGCTTGCTACGAGATCGCACATTCGCTTCTCGATGGCAAAGACCCTGAGATGGAACTTGAAAATCTCGGGATTGTTTCGCAGGGGTACGAGTCCGTTCGGACCACGTACTCACGACACCAGGTACCGATCGAGCACTTAATCAACTGTGTGCCGAACGCCCTGGCATGGCGTTACATCCGTCCGTTCTTACGCGACGAAGACGCCGTGAAGCTGGTCCGTGTGTCGTAAACACACGGCAGCATCAATAACCGACTTGTTGTCGGGTGGACTCACAAAACCCTTAACGTGAGTTCGTAATGTTTCATAGGGGTTTGAAGGACTGTTACGATGTTTGTTGATTTGTACGTTTCCGCTGCTGTCTTGACTTGCTACGACGAAGTGCTCCCGGGCGAGACGCCGCCGGGTGAGACGCCGCCGGCCGAGACCAAGACGTTCACCCAGGACGAGGTGAACAAAATCCTCGCTGAGGACAAGCGGAAGCACCAGGCGAATGCCGTGAAGCTGGAGAAGCAGCTTCAGGAGACGCTCACGTCGGCCAAGCTGACGACCGAGGAACGATCGAAGCTCGAAGAATCTTTGGAGGACTTGCGTAAGCAGTCCCGCACCAAGGAGGAGCAGGCCAAGATCGAGAAGAAGAACCTCGAAGACCAGTTCCAACGCCAGATCGCCGAGTTGTCAGCGCGTGCTGATTCGGCCGAGAAGCGTTACGTGGATTCGACGATCTCCCGTTCGCTGTTGGACGCCGCCGTGAATGGCGATTCGTACAACCCGCAGACTGTCGTAACCGTTCTTCGCCCTATGGTGAAGATGGTTGACAACAGCCCGATGATTGACTTCCCCGATGTCTCGTCCGAGACCGGTGACCCGATCATCAAGCAAATGACCCCACTTGAAGCCATCGAACGGATGAAGCAGTTGCCCGATCAATACGGCAACCTGTTCCGATCCGGAGTTGTTGGCGGCCTCGGGGGCACTTCGGTTACCGGTGGCCATGCACCGGGTTCCAACGGTCGCGTGGATGTGAAGAAGCTGACGCACGAACAGTACGTCGAACTTCGCAAGAAGAATCCGAACGCGATCTTCGGCGCACGATAATTTGAAGTTGCGGGATTGTAGGCGATCCTACCCGCAACAGGAACACAGCACGGTCGTTCTCTAACGACCGTGCTTGATCGTCCGCTACCGGAGCAGTATCCGGGTCCAAAACCCACGGCAGGGTTACGCCGGGTCCGTTTGAACTTTCTGCGATCGCACTACGCGCTCGTAACCAATCTAAGAAGAAGGATTTGCAATGTACGACATGTACATCTCCCCGGCGAGCCTCGTGTGCTTCGCCAACGACAACGACGCCCTGATCCCGGAGATTTGGGCCAACGAAGCTTTGATGCTTCTGAATCAGACCTCGGTCATGGCCGGCTTGGTCCACCGTGACTTCTCGAACGCTGTCGCCAACTTCGGTGACGTGGTCAACACCCGCCGGCCCCGCGCCATGCGACTGACCCGTAAGACCGACGCTGACGATGTGGTGACCCAGGACGCGATCGTGGACAACGTCCGCGTTCCGCTGGATCAGCACGGTGTCATCTCGTTCGTCATCCGTGACGGCGAAGCCACCAAGTCGATGCAGGAACTCGTGGACATCCACGTCGTCCCGGCGATCCAGGCCCTCGGCCGTGGTGTCGATCGTGGCCTCGCGGGCATGATCCACAAGTATTTCTCGACCAGCGACAAGCGCGCCGGCCGGCTCTCCAATCTCACGTCGAGCAACTCGAAGGATTTCCTCTTCGAGGCTCGCGAGATTATGAACCGCAACCTGTGCCCGCTCGACGGTCGTAACCTCGTGCTCGGCCCGACCAGCGAAACCCCGATCGTGAAGACCGACCTGTTCTTGGCTGCGGACACCCGCGGCGACGGCGGCAGCACGTTGGAGAACGCTCGCCTCGGCCGTGTGGTCGGTTTCAACACCTTCCTGAGCCAGAACGTCCCGTCGCTCACGACCGCTGCGGCGGACATCGCGACCGGTACGATCACGAACGCCTTGGCGGCGGGTGGTTCAGGTTCGCAAGCTTGCACCATCACCGGCTACGAAGTGAGCGTCGGTGAGTTCATCACCGTCGCTGGCAACGACCAGCCGACTCGGGCCACGGCGGTCACCGCCTCGACCCACACCACGGCGCTGACGTTGGATGAAGCCAACAAGTACGCCACGCTTAGCTCGGCGGCCGTGACGGCTTACAAGTCCTGCGACGTGAACGGTGCCTACGACGCTGGTTACACCAAGGAAATCGTGTTGGACGGCTGGACCGCCAACAAGGCTCCTCAGGTCGGCCAGTTGCTCGCGTTCGGTACGACCACGCGACACACCTACACGATCATCGAAAGCCGCCTGTCGGCCTCCGGTGAGCAGTCGGTGATGCTGGACCGTCCGCTGGAATACTCGCTCTCGAACAACGACCTGGCCTTCCCCGGCCCGGCCGGCACCTTCAACTTCGCGTTCCACAAGAATGCGTTGGCTCTCGTCTCCCGTCCGGTCGCGGCTCCCCGCGCCAACTCGGGTGTGATGAGCGCGGTGGCTTCGAGCGAGAACCTCGGTATGCGAGTCACGATGCAGTACGACACGGTCAAGATGGGCACGCGAGTGAACATGGACTTGCTGTACGGCTACGCCGTTCTCGACACCAACCTCGCTGTGGCGTTCTTGGGCTAAGCCCAAGAAACCACAACGGTTTCAACGAAACGACACCCTGCCCGCTTCGGGCAGGGTGTTTCTTTCTAACTCTCAGGGAGGTCGGGAATGGAATTCATCTCGGTTCTACAGGAATTCGGCCCTCTGGCTGGAGTCGTTCTCTGGTTCATTTGGAGGGACTGGCAGCGTGAAGATCGTCTGACTAGCCGTATCGAGAAACTCGAAGACGAGCAGCGATCCATTCTGTGGCCGCTCATTGAGAAGGCGACGACTGTCATTGCCCAGAACACCGAGGTCATGGAGCGTCTGGAAAGCTCGTTGACGAGGGTGTCAAGCAATGCAAATCAATCGCAGTCTTAATCAACGAATCAAGGCCGCATTGTACTCCTTGGAGAAGGACTATGGTGGCGGACCTTTGCACATCTACACCTTGAGCGCCGCCTCGGTTCACGCCGAGACCGGAGTCAAGACCATCGTCAAGGATGTCACCGTAATCAACAGAGTGATTGTGCTACCGGCAAAGATCAGCCGGGACATCGTTCAATCCATCTCTCAGATCAGTGCCAACAAAGCATTCGTGTACGGCGGGTCCTACGACTCGCGAACCCGCACCTTCATCATCGACCGCCGCAAGTGTCCCTCGATTAGCGAACTCAAGAACGACGACTGGTTCGTCTTCAACGGCCGCAAGTACGAGATCAAGGACATCCAGGAGTTCGAGTTTGACACGGCGTGGGTCGTCACGGCGCGGCACCAACTAGGAGATGTGTTTGAAGAGATTTTCCGTCTGTCTTCCGACCATCTGTTGGATTTGACGCAGTCTGCCACCGCCACATTGTAAGGAGTAGGAATGCCTGCTAACCCACATTGGGCACGTTGGATTCATGCGTCAGTAGCGAAGATTCTCCGAGCAGAAGCAGTAACGATCGGCGTGCCTTGCTTGATTGAAGGCATTGACGAACACACTGCTACCTTCCAAGAGAGTCCAGATCGCATTGAGGTAAGAGTCAACGGACCCTTCACTCAAGAACTCAGCGCTGGATACCACCGAGTGCTCGTCGGCGTGAACGTCTTGGTCACCAGTCAAATGGGACCGAGCACGAAGATCGCTTACAAGCTCGACGAAATCCTCGGCCAATTCCATGAAGTCATGGATGGGGCCTTAGCTGTCTATCGTTTCGGCACCGGTCCCGCTGACGCTAGCACTTCTCTTCTTGGGTGTCTCACACCCCGACCGGGCAAGAACAACAACATCCGTGTGATTCACTTCGGGCAAATCGACCGCACTGACCGAATCCGGCAGGGCATGGTTGACGCTCAGTATGTGATGTACCTCAGCGAATAGTAGGAGACTCTTTCATATGGCTCGTATTGAATTGCGAGACGCCACCATCCTGATTCAGGACGGTCTGGCGGGCACCGCGGCTGTCGAGGACATGTCCATCATGGCTGGCGACAGCGGACTGTCGGTTGACACCGTAGTGCTTAACACCACCGACACTGACGTAATCCCCGTCGGTGCTCGGTTCACGATCGCGGGTGAGACCGGCTTGCCGATCCACACCGTGCTCACTTCGACGGGTAACCCGACGACGGCTATCACGTTCTCCCCGGTCTTGGCCGCGGGCGTGATGGACGAAGCAGTAATCACGTTCTTGCCACAGCAGATCGAAATCAAGATCGGCGAAGGCAACTTAACGTACACCGAGAACAAGGAGTATGAATATCTCCTCGATCGCGGTGACCTAGACACGGTACGCGAAGGTAACGAAGTCCCGATGGACGTTTCGTTAGAGTTCGTTTACGAGTTCATCCGGACCGGCACCGGCGAAGCCATCACGCCCGTAGACGCCCTCAAGGGTATCGGCGGCGCGGCTAGCTGGGTCAGTGCTTCGGATGACCTCTGCGAACCGTACTGCGTCGATGTTCTGATTCAGCACGATCCCCCGTGCGGGACGGCTCAGGATGAGGTTACGACCTTCCCTGAGTTCCGTCACGACTCGCTGGAGTTCGACCTCTCTGCCGCCACGATTGCCGTGCAAGGCCGCTGCAATGCGACCGAGCCGACGATCGCGCGGTCGTAAGGGGTGACGCATGGCACGTCTTGAATTGCGTGATGCCACCATCTACATCCGCGACGGCTTCGGCGGCACTGCCGCTGTTGACGACGCTTTGATTGCCGGTGGCAACACGACCTTGGAGATCGACACGCTTGCCGGTTTCCCGAATGCTCGGACCACGGTACCCATCGGTGCCCGCTTCACCATCGCTGGTGTGGCGGTCCCGGAGGAGTTCACCGTCACGGCCCAGAACGCGAACGAGAAGCAGCAGGTTGTGGTTGACGCTTCGAGCGGCAACTTCACCCTGACGTTCGACGGCGAGGAAACTGCCAGCATCGCGTATGACGCGAATGCTGCGGCGGTCCTGGCTGCCTTGGAGGGCTTGAGCAACATCGCTCCCGGCGATGTCGTTGTCACGTCCCCCGTTGCGAGCACGTGGATCATCGAGTTCCGTGGTGTGTACCTCGGACTGGGTGTCTCAGTGTTGGTCGGCACGGATGTGGACTTGATGGGCGGTGGAGATTCCATCACCATCTCCACGCCTCGTCCGGGCGGCACCACGTGGGAGTTGACGTTCACGCCGGCATTGGATGGTTCCGACCTTCCGGCCGACACCAACGTCATCACGTTCCTGCCGGTCCAGGTGGAGATCAAGATCGGTGAGGGCAACCTCACCTACACCGAGAACAAGGAGTATGAGTACCTCTTGGATCGCGGCGATCTCGACACGGTCCGTGAAGGCAACGAAGTCCCGATGGATGTCTCGTGCGAGTTCGTCTACGAATTCGTCCGGACTGGGACAAGCGAAGCGATCACTCCGGTGGACGCATTGAAGGGTATCGGGGGCGCGTCGGACTGGACCAGTTCGTCTGAAGACCCCTGCGAACCTTACTGCGTCGATCTCGTGATCGAACATGATCCTCCGTGCGGAACCGCGGAGAATGAGATCACCACGTTCCCGACCTTCCGGCATGATTCGCTGGAGTTCGATCTGTCTGCCGCAACGATCGCTGTGCAAGGCCGCTGTAACGCGACCGAGCCGACCATCGTCCGCGAATAACCTGTAACCAAAACCGGTCGGGGTGGCTCCCGACCGGTTTCTTTTCGAGGGAGAACAAAATGAAGATTGGTGGCGTTCAAGTAACTGAACCGGTTGATGAGTACCTGGTGCTTAGCCGTGGTACGAACAAACTGGTGTTCATCGCAAAGTCGCTGAAGGATTGGAAGGAGTTCAACGAAAGTTGCCCTCGTCCTCAAGCGCCGGTCCGCTTTACCAAAGACGGTAAGGTTGAAGAGACCGACAACAAGAGCTACCAGGACGTGTTGAAGATTTACTTCGACCGCCACCTGGCGTACATGGTCATCCGATCGTTGGAACCATCCAACATCGAATGGGACACCGTGGACCCGGCGAATCCGAAGACGTGGCTGAACTGGCTCAACGACTTCAAGAACGCCGGCCTGACCGAGACGGAGTGCAATCACGTTATCAACTTCGTGTCTGACGTGAACACGCTGTCCGAGAAGAAGCTGAAAGAGTCCCGCGAGTCTTTTCTACTTGGTCAAGCGCTGGTGCAGGCCGCGTCCTCTGGCCTCCGTACCGAACCGGAAAGTACGCAATCTGGCGAGCCTGTGGCCGCTTCGGAGTAAAGCCTCCAGGAGTAGCGGACTCTTGGGAAGAGTGTGGCTTGGATGCCCAGGCCGACTTGATCGCTTTCGATCAGCACATGACTCACGACGAAGACGAGCGGGATGCTCAACTTGCCGGGGCACGGAAGCCCCTTGGCTCTGGCCTACCGCCTTCGTCCAAGTCGCAATCGCGACCGATGAATCGGTCTGCTGCTGCTCCAGCCAAACGTCGGTAACCCGAGACTCGACCATGAAGATGTCAGCCGTCTTTCAAAAGCCTAGCTTTGACCTCGGCAAGTACCGCACGGTGCTCGCCGAGGAACTAAGCGGGGCAATCGCCGCAGGTGCCTTCGCCTGGATCGGAGCCGCAACGGCTCAAATCCCTGTGTGGAGTGGAGCGTCCCATGCGACGTTCTTACACGTCGCGCGAGACATCGGTTTTCAACTCTCCATCTCGGCCAAGTCCAACGCACCAAATCGAACCGCTCTCGGACAAGGGTCCAGCAGTGGCGGTGTGGACGCCGACGCATCAGACGGGCGAGTGTCCTTCCATTACGAGACGCATCTGAAGCATCTCGTCTACAACGAATACAACAACGCAAACGCGACTCCGGACCCGGGCCTCTTCGCCCAACTCTTAACTCCGGGTCCCTACGACTTCCAGACGGTAGCAACGGAAGCGTACTTGCAAGCTACGCGCGGCGTGAGTCTTCCAGACCCACGCCGCTTCATAAAGATCAAGGTCACTAAGGTGGGGTAAAATGGCTGACGAAATTAAGCAGACATTTACGATTGATGCTTCCCAAGCCTTAGACGCTTTGCGGCAGCTAGATCAAGGGTACACCAGCTTATCTGGCAAGCTCGACGCGACCGCCAAGGCGATCTCTTCTTTCAACCGTCGAGCGGGCAACTCCGGTAAGGCTTTCGACAAAGCCATCAAGAGTGCCGACGCTTACAACCAGACGCTCCAGACGCTCGCCACCGGTGGGCTGACGAACGTCGCGAATCAATCTCAGCAGCTTAGCGGCGCACTGAAGCAGTTCGGCCGCTCCTCGCAGCAGAGCATGAACGCCGCCGCGAAGTCTACGCAGAACTTCGTCATCTCTTGGGAAACGCTCAGCCGTGTCGTGATGACTCAGTTCATCGTGCGAGCGATGAGCCAGTTCCGTGACGCTGTTAGTGCGGCGACCGAAGAGGCCATCGACTTCCAGCGGCAAGTCGCGCTCATCACCACGATCGCGTCGGACACCGGCTTCGATCAAATCGCTACCTCGGTCCGCAACATCTCCGACAGCTTCAACTTGCCCCTGCTCGACACCGCGAAGGGTGTCTACCAGGCGTTGAGCAACCAGGTCGGAAACTTCGCGGACAGTCTCCGCTTCACAGAGGAGGCCGCTAAGTTCGCCCGCTCGACGAATTCGTCGCTGGCGGACTCGGTAGACCTTCTCTCCGGTGCCCTTCGCTCCTACGGATTGAACGTGGAGGACACCGGACGAGTTGCAGGTATCTTCTTCACCGCGATCGACAAGGGCCGTGTTACGGCCGACCAGTTGGCGAATGCCTTTGGTCGTGTCGGCCCTGGTGCGGAAGCCATCGGTATCAGCTTAGAGGAACTCGCGGCTGCGGCGGCGACGATCTCCGATAAGGGTATCGCAACTGCTGAAACCTTGACGCAATTCCGCGGCATCATCACGGCTTTAACCAAGCCGACCGATGCCATGAAGGAACGCCTGCGTGAGTTGGGCTTCTCCAGCACGGAAGCCGCCATCGCCACGTTGCGATTGGATGGTGTGTTGGACGCCTTGGCTGGCACGACGGATGGCTCTCAAGCTGCGTTCGCGAAGTTGTTCCCCAACATTCGTGGTATCGGCGGTGCGACCGCCTTGACTGGCGACAACCTGAAGACGTTCGCGGATAACATCCGTGAGGCGCAAGCCAACGGTGAGGAGTTCGCGAACTCGAAGTTCTTGCTCGCGACGGCCACGGATGGTGAAGTCCTCACGAAGGCAATCAACCAGATCAAGAATGCCTTTACGATCGAGTTGGGGCAAGCACTGGTGAAGACCGGTGCCGACCTGCTCGGCACGAAGGGCAGCGTCGAAGCGATCACGCAAGTCATCAAGATCATGGCACAGACGATCCCCGCCCTTACGGGTGCGGCGATCGCACTGGCTGGAGCGTTGGGGACCGTCAAGATCGCGACGTTGGCTCTGGCCAGTCCGGTCAACCTGGTGGTCACTGCCTTGGCAGCCCTCGCTGTCGCCATCCCGGCGTCACTGAATGCCATCAAGGATGCACGGACGAAGAACGCCCTGAAGGGCATCACTGGACTTGAAGAGGCGAACGCCGCCGAGTTCGAGAGCTTTACCAGCACTCAGAACAACATTCTGAACCTCCAGAAGAAGATCGACCAGGAGTTGGTCGCCGGTGCCTTCACGAAGATCACGGAGATCAACAAGGCTTACCTGAAGGATGTGGACAACGCCAAGAACGCCAACGACGCAGTTGTGGCGAACACTGAGGCGTCCCTCGACAAGATTCTAAGCGCCCGGACTAAGTTCGTGTCCGCGATCGAATCAGCCATCACGGAAAGCCAGCAGCAAGTTAAAGACTCGGTCGCTCGAATCGCAGACCTGCGAATCAAACAGGACGACCGACAGTTCGATACGAAGACCAAGGACTTCGACGATGCTCAGAAGGTGTTCGCGCTCAACCAGCGTGCCGCCCAGATCGCGTCGAAGGCCACGGCTGATCTGAAGGCTGCCTTTGCCTCAGGTGACGACGATGCACGCAACCGCGCGTTGGGCCAGTTCCAACGTGCCGACGCTGCCGCGGCCGAAGCCCAGAGCATTGGCGAGCGTGCCGGCAACCGTGTGTTGGAAGCACAGTCGGCCAAGCAGTTGGAGTCCATCACGAATCAACAGATTCGTGCTGAGGAGGAGATCAATCGACTCCAGGCCCAACGGCAGAAGGCATTAGCGTCGGAACGCGATCGCCAGGAAGGCATCGTCAAGCAGCTTCGTGAACAGACCAAGCTCGTCCTCGACAACACCGGCCAGTTCGATAAGAACGGTCAGTTGCTTGACCCGGATGAACTTGCGAAACGCTCGCAGGCACGTGCCGAAGGTTTGAAGAAGATCGCCGAACTCGCGTTCAGCGGTAAGGACTTCAAGGCCGCGGACGCACTGGGGTTGGCGGACTTCGTGTCCACCATTGAGAACGATCTCTCGCAGCGGCCGATCAAGCTGGTGTTCGATGTCGAGTCTTCCATCCAGAAAGTCCAGGCCGAGATTCAGAAGTCCCTCGGCAACCTCGATGTCCAGCTACCGTTTCTGAAGGATGCAGAAAAGCTCTCTGGTCGGAGTCTACGCGATTCTCCTGACGATATTCGGAAGGGTATCCAGGACTTGCAGACCGAGGGCAGCAACCTAAGGCAGCAGCGATTCCAACGTGCAAGCGCGGAGTTGAAGATCGAGCAGAAGCGAGCGGAGGTTCTCAAGGGAATCGCCGATCTTGAAGCACGACTTCCTCAGCGAGAAGCGTTGGGTCCGGAGTCGCAGCCCGCGAGGGACGCCACTCAAAGTGCCATCGAGCAGTTGAAGTCGGATGCAGCAGCGGGCGACATCAGTGTCGCCAACCTGAACCTGACGCTCAACAAGCTCAAGGAGATTGATTTCGGTAGCCAGTTCGGTGTCTTGAAAACGGACGCCGACCTGATTCAGAAGTCATTCCAGAGCACGGCGGAACTGGCTCAGAACTTGAACCAGTTATCGGCTACTCCTCAGATTGACGAAGCTCGGCTGGCCGCGATTGAAAACGTGCTGAACAAGGTCGGAGAAACCGACTTCACAGCCGTCTCGAATCTCGGAACCGGACTTTCCAACGCTGTGGAGCCGTCAAGCTTTGTCGCTACGAATGCCACTACGACGGCGACCGCATACGAGCGGGCAGCCGCGGCCATCCAAAGCGTGCAAGGTGCGACCCTACCTGTGATCCCGTCGTCTACTCTGCCCGAAGGGAATCAGTTCGGTCGGGTCCGTTACTTCGCTGACGGCGGTATGGCCAGAGGTGTTGATACGATCCCCGCCATGCTTCGTGCTGGCGAGACCGTCATCAACCCGAAGTCCTCGTCCCGGTTCTTCTCTCAGTTGCAAGCCATCAACGCCGGACAAAACCCTGTCTTCCGACAGGACGGCGGGACGGTAAACAACACCAACGTCGGTGACATCCATATTCATGGTGCCACCAATCCCAAGGCTTCCGGCAAGGCAGTGGTTGACCAAATCAACCGACTGAAGCGCCGGGGTGCCGCACAGATTCGATAACCCGCGGGCTGGCGTGTTGCCAGCCCGCTTTTCTTCTCACGCCTGATCTGGCGTGGCTTTCCATTAGGAGATTCTTTATGAATCAATTGGACTTTCGCCAGGCGGCCGGCTGTGAGCTTGTTCGGGCCGCGGACATTCAAAAACTCGGCGGCCCGTCGTCCGAGATTACTCTTCGAGGTCACTACAAGGTCGAGCTTGTCCGCAACGGCAAGACGATCCGGACCATCGAAGGTAAGAACGGTATCGTCAACGAAGGCAAGAACAAGCTGTTGGACGTGATGTTCCATGCGACCACGCAAATCAGTACGTGGTACCTGGGCCTAATCGACAACAGCGGATACACTGCCCTCGCCAACGACGACATCTACGACGACATCAACCAGGCCGGTAACGGCTGGGATGAATTCGCGAACTACACCGACGACGCGAACGCCGACAGCACCACGACTCGTCCGACCTGGACGGAAGGTGCGGCGTCTGGTCAGTCGATCACGAACTCGTCCGTGGTCATCTTCGATGTCACCGGCTCCGGCACGGTGAAAGGTCTG